TGGGGATGAACCAATCGGCCTCGGCGAGCGTGTTGCCGGGGCCGCCGATAAACGTGACGCGGGTCAGCATGCGTTACTCTCCCCGCTCGCGGCGCGAGCTTTTTGGCTCGGCCCGCTCGGCCCGCATGCCCTGTGCGGATGCGGTGGTGCTAGCAGGCGGCGCGACATAGTCGGGCGGCATCCCTTGGCCGGGCGACATCGGCTGCACGGCAACCGACGAGATCGGGTACGGCAGCTCCTCGTCGGGAACGTCCTCGACCCGAAAGTGATCGTCGGCGGTACACGCCGCGATGATGTCGGTCAGAAACTGCGTGTCCTCGGGTGTCAACGCCTTCGCCGGATCGATCAGCAAAGGACGGCCGACGTTGAGCCCGAACATGTCGCCGCTCACCGGATGTTTCCATGCGTGAACGGGCGGTGTGCCATCTTCGCAGCCGAGATAGGTGATGCGTGTCGCCATGTGGCGTTCTCCTGGTGGTGGGAAAAAAGAAAAAGGGGAGCGCCGGGTGACGGATGCGCTCCCCAGTGACCTCCGCCGGGCGTTTATCGTCGGCGGAGGGGATTGCGTTATGGCAGCGCGGTGTTGCCGAAGAACCCGGTGACGACGCCCCACTGCTTGAGCGGAGCCGACGCCTTCGGGTGTTTCTTGAACAGCTTGCCGACGCCGTACATCATCTCGACGCCGACGCCCTTCAGGTAGCCGTAGTCGTCCTCTTTGCGCTCGGTCGGGTGCGCCATTTGCGCCCACGCCATCGCCACTGCGGACTGCCCGCAGAGGAACACCGGGTTACACCGGGTGCCGCCGGTCGACGGTGAGCCGGTCGCACCGACGCCGTCGTCATGCAGGCCCCACGGGGTCTGCACGAAGCTGTCGATCTCGGGCACCTCGCGCACGATCACGCCGTCGTAAATCTGATCCCCGTCTTGGAAGATCGGATTGTTGGGCGCGCCGTTCTGGCCGCGCTCTTCACGCGGACGGGCGTCCTTGTTGACGGTGGCAAGATCGGTCTTGAGATCGCGGAACGGCAGCGTGCCGCAGAACGCGACAAAGTACTCGCGGCCGTCACCCGTCTTGTACGGACGGATGCGCGGGTTCGCGGTCTTGGCCTTGTATTTCATCAGCGACAGCGACGACGCCTTGAAGATGTCGGTGGTGCTGTCGACCGTGATCAGCGACGCGATGCTGGTCGCGCCGATGGTCAGCGAGTTGCCGTACATCACGCGATCCGCGTTGTCGGTCATCCAGGTGTTGCGCTGGGCTTCCGTCGCCGCTTCCCACTTGATGCCGGTGACGCGGTTGCCAGCCGCACCGCCGAGCCCGACCGGAGCACTCTCCGAGGGGACCGCCATCAGCGCCAGGATGATCTCGTCACGCTGCAGCTCCTTGCCCCAATCGGAGAGCAGAGGCTTGGCGTGACCGAACACGTCGGCACTGTCGAGCTGCATTTCGCGGTTGTTGGTCACCACCGCGTTACGAGCGGTGTCGATCCAGATGCGACAACCGTAGTCGTCGATCAGCTCTTCGGCGTCGACCAGTGGTCCCGACGAAAAGCCTGCGCCTTGCAGACTGGTGACGAGCGGGATGTTCATCTGCTCGCCGCCTTTTTTCAGCTCATGCTTACGGCGGATGATCGCCGTGATCTCATCGCCCATGTACGGGGAGAAGGCGTTCTCGCGCACATACTCAAAGTTGATGTCCTTGATGTATTGGATGAGCTTGTTGTTCGCCTGCACCGTTGAAGGGGTGACGGCCATTGTCGTTTGCTTTCATGTGAGGCACGCAGCGCTCAACAAAAAACCCGCCAGCGGCGGGTCGGACCTTGAGGGTGATGTTGAGACGTCTATCTGCGTGCGGTGGCGTGCGAGTACAGATCGTTGTCGGTCATGTTGAGATCGAGTGACGGGCTTGGCCCGCCACCGGCAACACGACTGAGCGACACCGGCATCTGCGTGACGTTGTTAGGACGCACGCCTGGAGCCTGACCGGTTGCCTGCGCTCGAGCGGCGGCCGAGGCCTCCGCCAGGAACGTAGGGTCTTTCAGCAAATCGGCGCGGAGCTTCGCTGCATACGCCTTCGGATCGGAGCCATACTCTTGGAAGGCCCGCTCCTTGTTGTACCAGCTGACGATCTCCTGCCCGGGGTTGGGACGTCGAAGCATCGACTGCGCCCACAGCTGATTGCGCGGCGCGTTCTCGACGAAGGCGTTGTAGGCCTCCTCGAACGTCGTGCCGTGCTTCTCGTGTGCGCGCTCCATCGAGAACTGCAGCCGGTCCTCCATCCGCTCCCGCTCGCGTTCCTCGCGCATCAGGGCGATGAAGCCCTGCGGATCGAGGATGGGATCGATGGGTTGCTGCTGCTGCTCCTGGTGGCGACGCTGTGCTTGCAGCTCCTGCTGCAGCTGGATGAAGCGACGCTCCGCCTCGTCGGCACGCCGTGCGGCGGCCTCGCGGGCTTCACGCTCTTCACGCAGCCGCCACGACGGCACATGCGCGTCGGCACCTTCGCTCGCAGGCGGGCGTTGCTGTCCGTCTGCAGGCGGAGGCGGCGGAGCTTGCGGGGGCGCACCGGCTTGTGGTGCGCCCGGCGTCTCCTTCGATGCGAACCGGCCGTGCTCATCGCGCGGCTGGTTTCCGTCCTGCGGAGGCGGCGGAGGTGCCGCAGCTGCAGGCTGTTCAGGTGCGTTCTGGCCGCCGGTGTCGCTGGCGGGTGCGGGTGGTGTCGTCTCAGTTGCGCTCTTGAACAGATCGGCGTCGCTTAGTCCTGGCAGATCGATTTGCTGTTCTTGGTCAGACATAGGCTCGTCCTTTCGCGTTTCGTGCGATCACGTTGCGCATCGATGTCGCTCGATGCAGGCGGGTGCCGCTGTATCGTCGCGGCTCACGATCTCGTTGTTGCTGCGCTCACGGCGCGCTGCGCCATCGCCAGATAATCCGGCGGCTCGCCGCTCTTGCGCTCTGGCAGTGTCAGGCCTTTGGTCGCGGTGTCGAACTCGCTGACCACCTTCTTGCCGCCGAGCGCCTTCACGCCCGCTGCGGTGTGTGCCCAGCGGCGTTGCGCTTGCGATTTGAACGGCATCAGCGCGACAGTCTCGGGAGCGGAGGCCCGCTGCCGGTGAGCTGCAGCAGCACCACGATGGCAGCGACGACGGCAACCACCACGATCACGATGGTGATCACCTTCCTGATCGGTTCCGGCAACGCAACTTGCTGCAGCAGCCAGAACACGAGGATGAGAAGGATGACGAGGATGGCAATCCAGACCACGATGTCGATCATGGCGCGCTCCCTGGTTTACAGTTTCCGCAAAAGCCGCTAAGCTGCCCCGATGACGATCTCTGTCGGTGACCGCGTCGAGCTGATCCATCCCGGGCGCTGGCGCACGCTGGGGACGGTGTGGGACATCAGCACCATCACGCCCGGCGTGATCGTGGTGCAGTGGGACAATCCAGACGAAAACGCCTACGTCACAGCTGATCGGCTGCGCCCGACTGACCTCCCATACCAGCTGCCATCATGCCCACCGGAGCTAGTGCGGGGAGCAACCACGAGGCGTGAGCTTTCCCTGTCAGCACGTCGTCGCGCAGCGTCCTCGGATCGATCCCGAGCTTAGCGGCGCGCTCCCAAATCTTCTGCGCCAAAATCTCCAGCTTGGGCGCGCCGAGCGGCGTGTCGACGCCGGTCTGCGGCCCGTACAGCGTCCACTGCCGCGCCTGCGCAGGCACCGCCTCGATGCCGAGCGGTGATGCGACGTTCTCGCGATACCACGGTCCGACCTCGCGATACTCCGACATGCTCATGCTCTCGCCGGGGTTCGCGTTCTTGCGCACATCGGACATGCCGACGCTGCGCGTGTAGTGCGCGTCGGGTACCGGCAGCTTGGTCTGGAAGCCCGTCTCGGGCACGCCCGACGCCTGCATGTAGAGCGGCACCTTCGGGTCCATCATCGGCGCATCGCCGATGTAGGACCGCTCCACCGAGCCAGCTTGCGACGTCTTATGGAACGGATGACCTTGCACGTCGCGCAGCGCTTCTGGGAAGCCGCGCCCGCGATCCTTCTCCCTCATGCCAGCGTATTTCAGAAAAGCGGGCCACTCGCCGCGCGTGATCATCATGTTTGCACCGGTGCCGCGATTGATCTCGGTGAGCACGTCGGAGCCCGGCGAGAACATCGGGACCACGGTGTTGAACTTTTGGTACTCCGCCTTTGCGCGCTCAGGCCCGACGAGCTGCACCATGCGCTGATACATCGGGTCCATGACGTACCAGCTGTCGGGACCGTGGATGAGCCCCGGAAATCTCTCCGCCTCTGCCAACGCATCGATCTGCCGCTGTGCGTTCCTCGGGTTCATCACCGCGTCAGCGGCGTATGAGCCCTTCGGGTTCTTGACCGGATCGAACAGCACCGGATCGATGTTGCCTTGGCGCGTCCCGCGCCCACCGATCTCGTAGAGATCACCGCGCGAGACGCCGAACAGCTGCTTGAGCGCCTCGTGCTCTGGCGCGACACGCTCAGCGGCCTGCGCCGCGAGCTGGCGCGGGTTCTGATAGATGCCGGGCTTAAGCACACGCTCCGGGTTCGTGACGAACCGGCCCGCAGCCCGGAGTGCCTTCTCTGCCGCGCTGCCCGGCCCCGCC